TCATGAGTTTCTAGTTTAGAATTCGCCTTAGCTTTAAAATCTTTAAAGTCGGACTGCATTTTAGCTATTTTAGTTCTAGATCCATATATTAAAACAATCAATACTATAAATATTATAAAAAATGGTACTCCAACTGCTGCTAGTATCATCGCATTCGCCATCGTTTATCTATTACATAGATAATATTTTATAATATAAATATACATAAGGATTTTTTATATTATAAAACAAATGGAATCAATATTCACTACAATAGCACCGGGAATATGTGCGGGTATTGTATCTAGTATAATATGTAACCCATTAGACGTAATGAGAATTAATAAGCAAATAAATAAGACTGTAATTTTAAATAGACACACCATGTTTAAGGGACTTGGATATGGAATGATTACAATTCCTGCATTTTGGGGAATATATTTCCCTATTTACGAAATTGCTAAAATAAAAAAACCCTTCTCACCGGGTGATAAAATGTTTAATAGTTGGGCTGCATATATATCTGTTTGTATGGCGAGCACTGTTACAACACCGTTGTGGGTTATAAGACAAAAGGCCCAAACGGGTAAACTACATGAAGTTCCCAAGATGACATTTAGTCAGTTCTATTGTGGTCTTATACCTACATATTTTATTAATTTAAATTTCCTGGTTCAAATTCCAATGTATGAATATCTAAAGAGTAAAACTGATAATAATACGTATAATACATTCATGAATACGGCAATATCGAAAACGGTAGCCACATGTATATTTTATCCATTGGATACTATAAGAGTTATTATTAGAAATGGGGAACATTACTACGGTCGGTCATTTTTTCAATTATACAGAGGGTTCAATTTATATTTAATGAGAAGTATACCTTACCATTGTAGCGTGTTTTGCACTTTTGAGTTCGTAAAAAATTTAATGTAAGACATACCCTGGAGATAAGAATCTGCAGGTCATCTTTTTTCTTATTCTTTTCAAAAAACTCGTTATGCGTCTTAATAAGATGCCGAGTGTGAACAATACCTAAATTTTTATTTCTGGTGTATTTACTTTTAGCTTTATGCTCTATTTGAATATCACAGCATTTCAATTTATATTTCGCAGCATAAAACTGAATTTTAGCATTTCTTTGTTGTTCGTGATTTATCCTGAGTATAAAATAAACATATATGGCAGTAGATATGTTTCTCATTTTAGGATTGAATGATGGCTGTTTTTCGAGAAGAATTATGTCGGCTTCCCTAAGATGTTCTAACTGATCTAATTCTTCTATAACCCTCAGGGTTTCATTTGTCCCGGAGCAATCTATTAAATTCCAGTCTAAAATACTTCCATCATCAGAATCTAACATACAATAAGCTAAGTTTTTAATGCCTATATCAAATGAGAGAATTATCATGTTTTATAATATTCTTATAACTATTAAATAGATTTTAAATTTAATAATGGAATTAAATCATTCATATCTTCTTTCTTTTTATGTTTATCTACTTTAATTTTATTTATGTCATTTATATCCCATGATATAAATAATTTATCACCCGCTAAAATTACTACACAAAAACCCTCATTGACTAATATAACATATAAATAATTTGTCATTTCTTTTACATCATATCTCGAATAACCAAATGTATAAGCCTGAACTGTGTATATACATTTTAATTCCCCGTGTTTAGATAAATGAGAAATCTTCTCTGTAAGTTTTGATAACATTTCTTTTTTAAGATTATTGTATCTATTTTGTTGTCTTTTTTGAAGTTCCAACACGTTTTTTAATCCATTCATACTTTAATTACTAGATTTTTATATTATAAATTTATTTAAAAAAGCGCGGGTTGAGAAGTGTGTATCGTCTTTTTAACATCTTCATGTTCATCTTCTTCCTCATCTTCATCTTCATCTTCTTCGTCATCTGAAGAGTCTTCTATAGATTGCGAATTATTAATTTTTACACGCTCGTTTTCGCCTTCATTTACTGGGTCATTTAGAGTGTCGTTTACAGTGTCGTTTACAGTGTCGTTTACAGTGTCGTTTATACCCATTTGAGGCATTAATTTACTAATCTCCCCGATAGGTATATCTCTTTTAAAATCGTTATCCATTGAAGTGTGCGATTCTAAATCGTCATCGTAATTAAACGAATTTTCTGGTAATATATCATTAACATTATCGTTATTATCTTGAGGTAAAGGAGTATCCTCGTCAAATGCACCAGATAGATATT